CGCTTTGTACCTTTGGGACTTGCTTATGCCCTCTGTATAGTTGTCTGGCAGCGTTTGTAGCCTCTCACACTCTATTGGTGTAAAGTCTCTCCACATCTTCCTTACTTCATCATCGTAAGCGTGTGGGTATCTGCCTTTATCAAAATAAGTTATCAGCGAATCCTTTGATACTGTGGTAATACAATTCGCTTTATCATTACCGTTTGTTTCAATATATTGAATAATAGGTATGCTCTTATTATAATCATCACGTTTACCCTTTGCATTAAGTCTCCTACCAACTATCCTAGCCGGATTTCCTTTTGGGTGTTCTAGTATATCTCTGAGACTGATGCCTAAATCATCGGGTTGTTTGAATGGAATATTGGACCAGTACAGCCTCTTTCTTGTATGAGCGGATAATAAGTTTGAGTTAATCATTTTTGGTTTGACACCAACATAAGATGTAATCACGTCTTGAAACGATTGTCTCATCACTACATTCTCAAGAAGGAAGTGCGTAGGTTCGTAATGTTTCATAATATCAACGAAATCGAAAAACAATTTACTTCTAGGGTCATCGAAGTTTAATTCCTTACCTGCGAAAGAGAAACCTTGACATGGGCTGCCGCCAATGATTAAATCAATTTTAGGTAAATCCCATTCACGCCAATTCTTCACATCACCCAAATGTATTATGTCTGGGTAATTCTTTTTGGATATTTTAATAGCGTGTGAATCTATCTCACTAGCATAATATTGAGTAACTTTGATGCCCGCACGTTCTAGTGCAACTCTACCACATGATATTCCATCAAACAGAGATAATACGACAACCATATTCTCATCCCCACTGTTCCGCCATTGCATCTGCAATTCCTTGAAAGGTCGTACTTCTTATTTTCCATCTGTCCGGGCTTGGTGGTAAATAGTGAAGCCTTTGACGGACGTTCTTAGGTAGAGCCATAGTTTCGTCTTTCAAGTCCGTAGTCGGCGAGAGTATGGAAAGCCCCGTAAGCCAAAGACAAGTCGCTTTAGTTTCTTTATGTCCGAATTGATATGGTTGAATTATCTGAGTATATTTACGACCGCCGATTCTTGATACCGCATACTTGTGAGGGATAGGATTCTCGATGCACTTCATCGGTATATCACAATCAAGTAGTAGATTGAAGAATACTGCTGCGTCATCGAGTTTAGCCCATCTTGTTGGGTCTTTATGTAGCCAAGAGACACCACTATTCGTAAAGTACGTACAAGGTGGGTGTGCGACCATTAAATCCCATCCATCATCGAGAATATCGGTTACGTCGCCTTGAATATGATATGGAGAGTCGTCATCGGACTCAAGAAGGTCGCAAGACCACGCATCATGCCCTTTAGCACGAAAAGCCTCTCTAACTCGACCAGAATACTCACAAGCGACTAAAACTTTCATTATTTCACTCTTCTTCGTCTACTTGCACTTTTCCGTTATCCCAATCGGCAATTGCTTGTTTAGAAGCACGTTGTTGACGCTCCGCAAACAACGAACCAAGGAAAACGTCATTGAAATGGTCTATTCCATTAATTAATTCAAGTGAACGGTCGGTAGCGATAGTATTGAGACAATTTGTGATAACTTCTTCATCTATTGGACCAAGTATTCGCATTAGCATCTGAAATTGTCGATTTGTATTGCCTATGACTTGAATCATTGCTGAATAAGCATATGGGAAGTCTCTAAAGTCAACCAAGAGGTGTTTTTCGTATTGGTCGAGTGTTCCGAGAAGAACGTGGAGAGCGTCAATATGTGCTTTTACATAATTATCGGCTTTTAGAGCGTCATCACGTTGCATTGCCTTCAATCTAGTCTCAAAAGCAGTTCTAGCAATGAAATCTTGTTGGGCTTGTTCCCAGTTTGAGTATAACATCTGCATTTCAACGGATTCTTCCATGATTAGTCGTCTATTCACACCTATTTAACTACTATCGCTCATAAACCGCATTTTGTCGGATGTACGTGGATGTCTGCGGGTTTTGAAACTATGGAAATGCTTAGAAACGTAGTAGCAGTCTGCGTTTTGTGTCAAGAGGTCGCCAAAACCTAGTTCGGCAAATAATTGACACCTGTCCCAAGAAAAGATGGCTCACTGCACATCAAATCCTTTGGTACGTTAATCAAAAATATCCAAAATACTCTCCTTCGACGAGAGAACTATCTGCTGTGCTTCATAGAATGCACGAAACGGAGATACGTAAGGTCGGTTTGGATGGTGTAAGAGAGTTTAGAATTAAACAATAATGCCTAGTTTCTTCATCAGCCACAACCAAAACCTGTTGTAGCCTTCCATACTAACCAATCATCCAGTCTGGGAAATCTGGGCAGTTATCTGCGGCTTCATTCGCAGTTTCATAATCACTAGGTAAGTCCAAGAGTGTTTGTCTCAATGTTGCTAATTCTGTTTTCTGAGTTTCAGTCAAAGCATTGTATCTAAGGACAATTTGATATTGGTCTATAACGTAAAACATATTTTGTCGATAAGCCTTCACATCTTCCCATGTCAAATCCATATATTCATCGGTCTCATTTCCGTCTGCATCGGCTGTTCTCACTAATCTACTATAAGGCATATTTTTCATCTCACGGGTATAGGGTTGTTGACAATTTCATAAGAACATAAGGTGTTGAGGTTGTTGCGGTTGAGAAGTTTTGACTTGTTGTTGATTGGAATGACGTTCCAGATTGATATAATGCTAAAGCAAAATTGGCACTGTTACCTGTTTGTGTTCCGAGAATGTTATTGTATGTGGCATTACACGCCCACCAAGAATTACTAGACGAACCAGAATTAATCGCAATCCAACATTTACTACCTTTTGTTACGGAGATGCTTAGGCCAGTTATGGTAAGTAAACCAGACGCAACCGAGACTGAACCTTCACCTAATTTTGTAATCGGCACTTGTCTATCATCGTAATAAGTAGAAATGCCTCTATCTTCGGCATCATAAATCGCAACTTTCAGTGTTCCACCACCTGCGGCGGAATTACATCTCATAGCAATCGTAGTTACTGTTCCAGTGACTTGAGGAATCCAAGGGAAAAACCAAATAAAACTACCATTATATTGTGTAGTTTGGCTCAATGTCTTACTGTTCCAATTCGCGGCGGTAGCGAATGAATAAATAGTGCTAACATCTGTATTATGATAGTCGTCATTAATCGTTTCATAACCGACTGCACCACCCGCAGGTCCAGTCGGGCCGGGGGGTCCAGCACTTCCACTAGGGCCAGTTCCACCAGTTGCTCCAGTCGGGCCGGGGGGTCCGCCAGACGGTCCCGGTGGTCCTGTGGGTCCGATTGTTCCGCCCATTGTTGCTATTGTGATAGTTGAGTTTACATCTGGGGCTATTGTGACTGAGGAAGTCTCTAAATATACTACGTTTATGTAGTCACCATCAGATAGGTCAAGAATGATACTTGCATCGTATGATTGAGAAACTATGGAACGCATGTAAAGTTTAGAAGCATCACTTGTCCATACGGCTGAACCATTCTTATTGATAGACCAAGAAAAGTCTGCATCTCCTGTTCCCGCACTATCCATTCTTAGATTTACATTTATGAGATATTTACCATCTTCACCTACTGTAAATCTCCCGTTGCCTGTTGTATGCGTAATGTCATCAGCAGTCACTAAAGTTGAGATATGGTTTGTAGCAAAGGCATCTCCACTACCACTGAAAGCGGGCTGTGCTGTCAATTTCCATGAGCCGTAAGCCGCCGGATTACCGCCAGACGGCCCTGTTGGACCCGTAGGTCCAGTCGCTCCGTCGTTACCATCACTTCCGTCAGTTCCATCACTACCATCACTACCGGGCGGCCCTGTTGGACCCGTAGCACCCGGCGGAATTGTAAAAGCAAACACTTTCGCTGTATTTGGTCCACTAGCAGCAATGGCTAACGGTCCACTAGCAACAGTAGGTGTACCGAACCCTGCGGCTGTTCCCGTAGGTCCAGTTGCCCCCTGTGGTATTGAGAAAGCAAATACTTTCGATGTATTCGGTCCACTAGCAGTTATTCCTATTGGTCCTGTTGAAGCCGTAGGCGTACCAAATCCGGCAGCAGCACCATCACTTCCGTCAGTTCCATCAGTTCCGTCAGTTCCGTCGCTTCCGTTACTACCGGGCGGACCAGCAGGGCCGGGTGGACCAGTTGCTCCGGGTGGAATTGTAAAAGCAAAAACCTTTGATGTATTTGGTCCACTACTACTTATAGCAAGAGGACCGGAAGAAACTGTCGGTGTTCCGAATCCGGCTGCCGCTCCATCAGAGCCGTCGCTTCCATCGTTACCATCATTACCGGGCGGGCCAGTAGCGCCCTGTGGAATACTAAATGCAAATACTTTAGCCGTGTTAGGACCACTTGCCGTAACACCAATAGGACCTGTACTTGCACTAGGCGTTCCAAATCCGGCTGCTGCTCCGTCGCTTCCATCACTACCATCTGAACCCGGCGGACCTGTCGCTCCTTGAGGTATTGAGAATGCAAATACTTTCGATGTGTTAGGACCACTAGCAGTAACACCAATAGGACCTGTGGATGCTGTCGGTGTTCCAAAACCTGCCGCCGCTCCGTCGCTTCCGTCGCTTCCGTCTGAACCCGGTGGGCCAGTTGCACCCGGCGGAATTGTGAACCCGAATATTTTAGCCGTATTCGGCCCGCTACTAGATATAGCCAAAGGACCACTAGATACTGTGGGTGTACCGAAACCTGCTGCCGCTCCATCACTTCCATCTGAACCATCTGAACCGTCACTGCCGGGTGGTCCAGTAGCACCTTGAGGTATAGAGAATGCAAAGACCTTTGAGGTGTTAGGACCGGACGCTGTTACACCTATTGGGCCTGTGGTTGCCGTAGGCGTACCAAACCCTGCTGCGGGTCCCGTTGGACCAGTGTCACCATCACTACCGTCACTACCGTCACTACCGGGTGGACCTGCTGCTCCTTGAGGTATTGAAAAGGCAAAGACCTTTGATGTATTTGGTCCACTTGCTGTTACACCTATCGGGCCAGTAGAAGCCGTAGGTGTTCCGAATCCGGCTGCGGGTCCAGTAGGCCCAGTAGCACCGTCGCTACCGTCACTACCGTCGTTACCATCATTGCCGGGTGGTCCAGTTGGACCAGTAGCACCTGCCGGAATACTAAACGCGAATACTTTAGATGTATTTGGCCCACTAGAAGTTACGCCTATTGGTCCTGTCGAAGCAGTAGGTGTTCCAAAACCTGCTGCGGGTCCGGTTGGTCCCGTTGCTCCGTCACTACCATCCGTTCCGTCATTGCCCGGCGGCCCCGTAGGCCCAGTTCCGCCCGGTGGTCCCGTTGCTCCGGTTGCTCCGTCATTTCCGTCGCTGCCCGGTGGGCCTGTTGGGCCTGTTCCACCCGGCGCCCCAGTCGGTCCGGTTTCTCCAGTAGCCCCCGTAGGGCCTGTATCTCCTTGAGCCGCTAATATATTCCAGTACGAAGTATTGGTAGGTAGAATAGACCCAGATGAAGTATGTGATTGAATACAAATGTAAGATGATTCGTCGGTTGAATAATACGCCGCGTCATCTACGGCATAAGCGGTTGAAGTAGCCCAAGTTCCTTTCCATACTAAGCCCTCAGGGCCAGTGCTACCCGCCGGACCCGTCGCCCCTGTGCTTCCGGGCGGGCCGCTAGGGCCAGTCGCCCCGGTCGCCCCGGTCGCCCCAGTAGCCCCAGTAGGGCCGGGCGGACCTGCTGCGCCGTCACTACCATCACTACCATCACTACCATCATTACCCGGTGGTCCAGTAGGGCCTGTTGCCCCTGCGGGGATTGAAAATGCGAATACTTTAGACGTGTTTGGACCGCTTGCTGTTACACCTATTGGTCCTGTGCTTGCTGTGGGTGTTCCGAACCCTGCGGACGGGCCAGTTGGGCCTGTCGCTCCATCATTGCCGTCATTTCCACTCGGTCCGGGTGGCCCTGCTGCCCCAGTCGCTCCGTCACTACCGTCTGCTCCGTCACTACCCGGCGCTCCAGTTGGGCCTGTCGCCCCAGTAGCCCCTGCGGGAATACTAAATGCAAAGACTTTGGCTGTATCAGGTCCACTTGCTGTAATGCCAATAGGACCAGTTGTTGCACTTGGAGAACCGAACCCTGCGGCTGCACCACTTGGGCCAGTAGCCCCTGTTGCTCCGTCGCTACCATCACTGCCATCACTACCTGCTGCTCCGGTTGGGCCGGGCGGACCTGCTACTGTTGAATCTGCACCTGCGGGGCCAGTAGGGCCAGTGGCCCCTGTTGCTCCGTCATTTCCATCTGCTCCATCTGCTCCATCTGCTCCGTCCGCACCCGGCGGGCCAGTAGCCCCAGTAGCCCCAGTATCACCTGTTGCTCCCGTAGGTCCGGTAGCCCCTGCGGGAATAGAGAAATCGAAAACTTTCGCTGTATCTGGACCGCTTGCTGTGACCCCGATTGGTCCAGTAGAAGCAGTCGGTGTACCAAACCCTGCTGCACTGCCAGTCGGGCCTGTCGCCCCCGCACTGCCCGTAGGTCCGGTAGCCCCTGTTGCTCCTTGGGGGCCTGTATCACCTGCGGGAATAGTGAAGCCGAATACTTTGGCTGTATCAGGCCCACTTGAAGTAATTGCTAATGGTCCACTTGCCACTGTTGGCGTTCCAAAACCTGCTGCACTACCTGTTGCTCCAGACGGCCCAGTTGGGCCACTAGCGCCCTGCGGTCCGGCATCGCCTTGCGCCCCCTGCGGTCCGGTATCTCCTGTATCACCTTTCACGCCCTGCGGACCCTGAGGACCAGTAGCGCCCGTAGGTCCGGTATCACCCTCAGATGATAGTATCTGCCATTCATCATTGACATTCAAGTCTGGCCTTTCGTTTGTATTACTTGATGTCGCAATGTACGAAGAACCGTCGTAGTAAACTGCGTCATCAGCAACATACGCAGTTGAAGAGTTCCATGTGCCTCTCCAAGTCAAACCGTCGGGACCAATACTACCTGCGGGGCCTGTCGCCCCAGTCGCTCCTTGAGCGCCCTGCGGTCCGGTTTCTCCCTGTACACCCTGCGGGCCTGTTGGGCCAACTGCTCCAGTTGCTCCGGCATCTCCCTGTACGCCTTGAGGGCCTGTTGGGCCAACATTTCCCTGTACGCCTTGCGGGCCTGTTGCCCCGGTTGCCCCGGTTGGCCCAACGTCTCCTTTATCACCTACGGACGTAAATTGAATAAATGATAATTCACCATCGGTCCAAGTTCCAGAAGCCGAGACTGAGGAAATAGTGATTGTGTAGATACTAGATGTCTCACTTATCTCAGTAATATTAGCACTCAGTACATCGTTTGCTTGAGTTTTAATTAGAATTGTTCCTTTGACAGTTGAAGTTTGACCGTCTATTAATGTCATTAAATTGTCAATGTTATGTGAAGCGTCAGAAGTGTCGTGAATGAAAACTGCTGTCGCACTTGAAGGACTTGCGTTGTTTAGTCTAAAGATACCTGCGCCGAACCCGGTCGCTGTTGTTCCGTTGTCAAACTCATATCTGAAACCTGCAATATCTCCAACATTGCCTTGAGGGCCTTGAGGGCCTGTACTTCCAGTTCCGCCAGTAGGGCCTGTTGGGCCGGGGGGTCCGGCATCTCCCTGTACACCTTGCGCCCCAGTCGGCCCGTCTCCGCCGGGTGGGCCACTTGGACCTACCCCACCAGTCAAACCAGTTTCACCCTGTACACCTTGAACGCCTTGAGGCCCTGTTGGACCCGGTGGACCTGCTACCGTGCTATTGGCCCCCGTAGGTCCGGTATCTCCGGTTGGACCCGGTGGACCTGCTACCGTAGAATCCGCGCCGGGTGGACCTGCGGGTCCCGGTGGTCCGGCTGCTCCGTCAGCGCCAACACTACCATCAGCGCCCGGTGGCCCTGCAATGCCTTGAAGTCCGGTACTTCCGATTATTCCCTGCGCTCCTTCTGGGCCTGTTGGACCGATACCGCCTTGTTCTGCTAATACGTTCCAATATCGCTTCTTTGTAGGAAGTTTACCAGTTGTAGTTCCTCTTCTAATACGAATATAAGATGAGCCTTCATAGAATACGGCATCTCCTTGATAATATTCAATGTCGTCTGAATACACACCCCGCCAGTTAACTAACGTATTTCCTTCGGTAGTTCTAGCAGGTCCTTGTGGACCTACGGGTTGTGGTGTAGGGGGAGCGGGACCGATTGCATCTGGGTCCGTAATATTGGCTTTTAATTTCGCCCTGTCTTTTAATGAATCATTGCTTCCCATTTTTCCTAAACGGTTCGAAGCGGCTTTACGTAGGTCTTTTTTTGTTCTTTTAGCCATTATTTCACCTGCCAAACGTCGAAGGAAGCCCCTCGTTCATGGTCTTGGAAGCGGATAAAGGGTTTATCCTCGTTTCTATTAGATAACTTTTTTCCACCAAGCATTGAAATTAGAAACTCACGGGCCGCTTCTTCTGTCCCGGTTCTATCTGGCATAACGTATTCTGCTCCTTCATGAAACACAACCCACATACCGTCGTCTCTCTTCGTCAGATGAATACCACTATGTTGTCCAGAAATGGAAGAGTTCGTGAAAGCCAACATTTCGGTGCGATTGTTAGCACCACTCTGAGACCATGTTAAGACCATTCTTCCGTCCACCCTTCATCCCAATTAACCCAGTTTGGGTCAATATCTGCCTTCTTTACTTTAGGCTTGAATTGCATGTAATCATTCTCATCGGGTGTAATAAAATGTGTTCTTAGGACTTCTACCATATGCAATGGATTGTAGTCGCACCCACTACCGACTTGAATTGTTCCTCGCCCTGCATAACCTGTGAAAACGAATGTCCATGTGCCATCTGATTTACATACAACGGTAGCAACATGGTCTCCATTCTCATCAATACCGAGAAGTTCCATGCCGAAAGCACCGCTAGTCGTCCAAGTCAATTTTTCGGACTCTGGCATCATGTCTATGTTCAAGTCCCCCAACGTGGTTCATTACTGTGTTTATGCTTTCATTACTGGGCTTCTAGTTTCCCAACTCTCTTCAATAACACGTACCACATTGACGGAAACGGGGTTCGTCTTTTTCTTCGCAGTTATTTCATATGCTTGTTTCAAGGCAACACCGACGTTATTGGCGTTAACTTCTAACTGCTCTACACCATCTTTACCAAAGTCAACTGAGACTCGGAATTGTGGCATGTTAATTCCTTATCCCCACACCTATTTAATCATGTAAGATACGATGAATCTTTTCGGCTGTTTTCTTACCTATTCCATCTATTGCCATTATCTCTTCAACACTAGCATTTGCTAGGCTTGCGAGGTTCGGAAATGCCTCGACTATTCTACGTCGCGTCTTAGTTCCAATCTTAGGTAATGATTCAATCATGGCGTTTCTATAATCACTAGGCTTTGCACCTTTTGGTCTAGGAACGTAAACTCTAGGGTCGTCATCTTCAATCTTGTCGACGAGTCTCTTGATGAGTTCGGCAGCGTCATGCTTGTCGGGGATGAATAGAGGGGGGTAGCCGACCGCACATAGAGAAGCAATATATCCGAGAAGGATTCTCTCATTCACATCACGCATCATCACATCTTCTTTGATTTCTTGATAAGACTTCGTTACTATAAGATAAGAAAACTCAGCCTCTTCTCTCATAGCCCCAAGTTGTCTTAATCTCCTGTCGTCGAAAAGTGAAGGTAGAAAGTCATCTTCTTTTCTTTCTACGGAAACACTTCGAGTCGAAATATCACCAGACCCGGTGTTGAGATGAACGATTTCAAAACCAAGATTGTTGAGATATTCAGCGATAACCCAGTGTTCTCTATGGTCTACCTTTTGCTGTCTATCTAACATCTCGTTTATGATAGCCCTACCGAGCCACTCGCAGCGTTCTTCTATCGAGTGGGGTATTTCCCCCACTTCAACGCTACCGCCGCTTAGAAGGCGTAACAAGGCAAGTTTACGGCCTAATCCACCGCTACTCGCCGCCTCTGCAAAAGCAGCAGGGTCGTCTAGTATTTCTTGAGGCTTGAATGTCTTATTTGCAGGGGTCATACTTTCTTGCTCCATTTACGTTTAATCTTCTTTTTCTTGGGGAATGCTTTGATGTATTTAGGACATGCGTCTCCGATACAACAACGGTCTCTTTTCAGAGTTGAACAGTTTGCATTCGTGTGGTATCTATCGTTGTGGAATATCGAACCGAGTTGGTGTCTACGATAGTCATGGTTATGCACATCTACGTAGCCTCGTTCATTTGCTAATTCAATCCAGAGAGAATCGAAAGTGTCCAAGTCCATACCTAGAGACTTGGCGAACATTGCTGTGTGGACTCTTGCCTTATGATACGGATTCATTGTACGCAACTCATTTACAACACCGGGACAACGGACTTCAAGCGAAGCAAGAAACTGTCCCAGTGAAGTTTCAACATTGACATTGATTTGACTTGAATTAACAGGACGTAATTCCACATCTTGTTTGTTGATTCTCACGTCTATGTATGTAATGAGTTCCTTCAAGTTGAATGTCTTACTTCCCAGAATGTAGTTCCCAACATTTTTTGGACGGTAAGAATGTTTCACAATATTATCATGTCCACCATAAAGCATCTCTTTAGTAACGGGCATTGAATGGCGGCCACTTATCTCTCCATGTCTATTCACATGTTTAGTAAATGGGAATCTACACAACCGCTTAGGGTCGCCAGTAGTTTGAACATCGAGTGTATTTAAGCCAAGTAAAACCTTCAAGTGAGTCTGGGTTGTATTAACGATTTTCCGTAGTGCGTCTGCTGAACCATCAGTGTGTTTGTACTTGAACAAAGTCGGCCTGTGCATAATGAATAAATGATAACCCTTTGAGCCAGAATATTGAACCCAATGAGCAATGTCGTTTTCTTCTAGGTACTGAGATAACTTGACAGCATCAGCGTAAGCATTCTCCGGCTTGGTGTCATGGTCGAAGTCGAAGAAGGTGAGACGGTATTGTATCTGCGTAGGCAGTTGTTTACCGCCGCCATCATACCCCAAGCCGTCATAACCCTGTGTACTGATAAAGCACGAATTAGAACCGTTCCATTCAACAAAAGAAGCATAAGCATCTTCGGGTGTAAAGATGAAATGTTGTCTTGGGTTTCCAACTGCACGTGGATAATGTGTGAAGCCTAATTGTTCACACAAATCTTCAAACTGTTGGAAGTCAAGTCTCATCAATTCCCGTCCAATAATTTTGTAAATGTGTCCGAAAGACCTTGTAATTCTTTCTTGATTCTCTGTTCATATGCTAGGTCTATTTGCTGCTCTGTTATTCCCATAGCCGCTTTCAATAAGTCGACCGTAACTAACAGTCTCAAACTCTCTGTATCTTCCTCAGTAAATCCAAGCATTTCTTCTATTCTTAATATCGTTTTGTCCTTCATTCTTTCACCGCTTCTGTTGCTAAAACTGATGTAAACTCGCCATCAGTTGAGTCAATAATAACGAATGCACCTTCTCTATGTTTAGAGATACGTACTTCGGTTGTATCTGTTGAAAACTTACGAAGTATAGTATCGAGGTTCTCACTGAATCTAATAGTCCAAGATGTAGGCTCAAGAACCGAATCATATTCTACGTCAGACCATGAACGTGTCGTCTTAGAAGTCCAATGACCCGCCATACATCTACCTTCGCCTCGATGTTTTTCGTTCAAGAATAATTCAACATACGGGGCTTTCGCTACCTTCATATCTTTCAGACAATTCTTGAGTTGACTCATAGACATTTCAATAACATAATCAGCAGGTTCATTTCTAAACATGGGGAATGTTCTCACGCCATCCACGATAGGTAAAACCCAACGGTCTGGTATTGTCAAACATTCATCCTCGTCAGAACAATTGATTTCTGCTCCTGTGGTTTCTCCTTGTATGCGAATCATACTATGGGTGTCCGTAGTGATACGAACAGTTTCATCCCTCTGAAACTTTAGTTTGAGAAGATTCGAAAGTTCCTTTGGATTAACCAAAAGCACACAAGGCTTCGCCAGTGAAGAAAGAACATTCCATCGGTCAACAAATACTTGAAGTGTTCTCGTTTGATTCGTAGTCCAAATAGAAGCACCGTCGTCGTCGAATAAAATACGTACTGGGGTAGGTGGGTCATCCACTGTCCCTGCATCGAGGAATGGTGTAAGGCGGCTAGTGGCGGCTGTTATATCCACCTGTCGAGAAACGGCAGTGTTGGGTGTGTTCTCTCTAGCCATACCTTGAACGTAGTTCCCCACCAATATAAACGGGCTTGTGTTATTGCCCGCCTACTCTTTGGCCGTAGTTGTATTCTGGCAGCCAGTCTAGCCACATAAGATACTCATTGACTGCCGTACAATATTCGCAGTCGTGGTCTAATTCAGAGATAGAATGGCCGCAAGGTCCTTTCCAATGATTCTGGATTTCCCATGCGGCCAAACCGTCCTTCAAGAATTGAAGTCGAGGGTCGAATGCACTCATGCGTACACCCTCTCTAACTCAGCAGCGACGTAAACGTCGGAAACCCCGTCAACCCTGTCCCTGTAAGCCCTCATTACAGCGTTCATGTTGGCTACGCGAGTTGCATACCAAGCACCGACTTCCGCGTCCCAGTTGTAAGTAGCACCATTGGTAACGGAAACAGTTACTTCTACGTCCATGTTTTCCATTTGACGTACATAGTTTACAGTCATGCCTTGAGGCATAGCGTCCCACATTTGTTGTGTCATTTGTTGTTCTTGGCAGTTCATGTTCTAGCGGAGAGGCTAGGGGTATATAAGATGTTCGTTATAGGTATTACCAACCATTTTTTGTTGTATATTGCCCTTCGTATGTGTCGGGAGCAAAGCCGTGTCGGTTAGTCCAATACCAATGATGGCCGGGAACACATACGTCGCAACGTCCATTTGCGTAGTCCTTGTCTTGATTTCTTTCAACTGCTCTCTTGTCGCTTGGGTGATACGCTAGTCCGCATTCTGAACAACATTGAGCGGGTCCTTGTATGTCCCTATACATAGGGTGTGCGGGCATGAGCGTGATTAGTGCTTGCTTTTCTGTTAGAGTGAGGCGTTTCTCCATGTTCTATCGGAGCGGGTAGGGGTATATAACCTTTTACTTATAGGTCATACGCATCTGGTAAAGCAAGCCATGTTTTCTGCGGATATTTGGACCTGCCATCTACGCTGCTTATTTTTTCAGAACCTACGCACACGAATAGATGAGGTTTCTTTGCCAGATGATTTGACAACCGATTCATTTCGAATGGTTGATTATCGAGTGCAGCAATTTGACCCGTAGTCAATGGAACACCATCGGGATGAGTTGCACCCGCTTTCATCATAGCATTCCAAAGACGTTTCACATTACGACCATCAGACTTGCCTAGGCGACCTTTTCGTCGCTGTCCATATTTACTGCTAGGCACGTATTTGTCGTCTTGTGTTTTATCATTCATCTGCTTTCGATTCCTTTTTCTTTATGTTCATCCTACGCTGTGGCTTAACTATCGCAGTCTTTTTGACTTGGACCGCCACATCTTCGGGTAATACAGGAAGCACTTTTTCAACGGCAGTTTTGGATAAAGTAACCATCTGGCCGAATACAGCAGGTGGAACAAGTTCTTGAACCATTGACGGAATGTACTGAGTTCTTGTTGTCTCACCCCATACAACAGACCAATTCTGCGTCTCTATAACGCAGTCATCAACAGGCATCTGCCTATCGAACACGTTGTTCTTTAGGTGAGCGTCGATTGACCTTTGCCTACGGTCTAACATCTGCTTAGAGGCTTTGATAGTGGCTAACTCTGTTAGCATCTCATCCAAGTCCTCACCCATAGTAGGGTCGAGTAAATCCCATGCACCCTTCTGCATTAATTCCTGTGCCTTTGGACATAAGTCAGCGAATGCACACCACTTACAACCATCACCGATAGTTGGATTCCCTTTCTCAATTTTTGAAATCCATTCGTATTGAGTTTTCAGCCAGTCTTTGAACGAATCAATTTTCTCATCGGACCATGTAGTTGACACTACGCCGTAGCGTAGCAAGTCAAATGAAAACTTGATTTTCTTTTCCGGCCACCACTCTCTCGCAACTGCAAGATAGATTCCGGCCTGTATTGAATTATCAGCCTCGGCTTGAGTTATGTCAGCCCTTTGAGTCTTGTAGTCAAGTAATTCAATCGTCCCATCCCTGTGTTCCAAGATGGCATCAATAAAACCGAATACTGGTGTTCCGTTTGATAATTTGTAAGGACTTCGATGTGTTCCGAATCCTCTTTCAGTGTCGATGATTCTTACTGGTTGACGACCCCTTCGGTCGAACCAACGGGTCAGCATACGTTTGCCATCTTCATAGAATTGGAAATCGACTTCTGAGATTGAGTTTTCTTTCTCATAATATTCCATAAGACGGTCGAATGTTAGTTTGCCTGTCTTACCATCTTCATCGGGCTTACGCCAATGCTCTAGTGCATTGTGAACATTCGTTCCGACTCTAGCCGCTTGACTAGAATCCCTGTGGTTCGCTTTTGCCTTAAGCGTTATTTCATCATCAGACTTGGGGTCATAATGATACTCATACTGTTGTGTGCAGTTCTTCGCCATTTTTAGTCTACTGGCCGATAAGTAGGGTACTTTCATAATGAAAGCGTGTCTCAAGTGTCGTATAAATTAAACGGCTTATTTATTGCCAACGGGGGCCTTCTATCCATCCTACTAAGGACTTGCGGTGTCCACTGGTAATAGGGGTTACAAAGTGTTCATGATAGGAAGGGAACACTATGATTGACCCCTTCTTTGCTAGGTCTATTTGAGCAGGTGAAGCGGTGTGAGAGAATCCTAATTCTCCCCCTTCGTAATCCTCTGGGTCGGATAATTGAATGACTATGCTTAACTTCCTGTGCATACCATCTTGTCTGTTCCAGTCGATGTCATGGTGTGTGTGGTAGTGGTGTCCTACATCAGCATACTCTGTAAATTGTAGCGGTGGCAATGAGGTAACAGAGACACCAAAATGTTGGTTTGCTGCCATTGCATATTCCCATATTGTGTTGTGTAATTCTTTGTAGACATCATCATTCGGGACCCATCTAATATCGGTCTTTCTATGACCGTCATTCTCATCGTCTCCGTCATCTCCAGTCCTAAAGGTTGATGCTTTTTGGACTGGTAGTTTAACACACTTCTCGACCCATCCATCAATTGTTTCAGATGGAATAGCCTCAGACCACATTAGCCATGCGGGGTGTTTCATCATTCAATTCATCCCCTGTTTTTTAGCAGCGTTCCAGAACCTTTCGGGTGTTGGGTTGTCTATTCTAAATGGTTTACAAGCACGTGATTTCTTTACGTGTGCCGTGTGCCTAACTTGAGTCTCTCCGCCTTTGGTTCTCTGTTGCTGAGATAATTCGATAATCCAATCAAAGAGAGGGTCGGTTTGGTCTGGACGACCTGCTGCGGAAACGACTTGTTTTTCGTTTGCAGTTCCGTAATCTTGGGTGTACTGTCTAAGTAATACCGTAGATATGAAATGATAGTTATACAACTCTCCACCGATTTTTAATCTCTCATATGGTTGGAAAAATAATTTGTTAATCACTTTGTAAGAGTGCATTTGACCTTCGGCAAAAGCAGGTAGTGTTTTCTTACCTTCTGCAACTGCTTGTTGTTGTCGTGCTAGTAACAATTCTCCTTCGGATTTACCATGTACTTCTTGAGAATAATAGTCCCGGCATGATAGATAGTATGCACCTTCATTTTCCATAACCATGACACGAACACCGTCTGGATATTCAGCAGCATGTTGTCTATGTAAATCAATGAATGCTAATACCATATCATTGACTTCTTGGGGGTTACGACATACCTTACGGTATAGGCGAGAACGAAGAGGTTTAGGTAGAATATCTTCACGTGCAACTAAGTCGGCTTGGCCTTCTAAATCGCAATCAATAATCGTCATGAGACACTCAGACGGGTCTCTTCCTTCACTATGATGTGCGAAGTGTGTCAAGGCAAAGGTGGACTTACCCGCTCCACTGAAACCTTGTAGTTTCATATGTCGTGGGCGAATCTTAACCATTGAATCTCCTGTATCACACGATGCAATCAAATTAGCGTAGGCTTCGGTTTTCTTCTTTGTTGACTTTGCCATAATAATCTCTCCGTTCTCCACCTAATTAAATCCGATTATTCCCAATCGTCCCAATCGTCATCTGTCGACGGGGCTTCGTGGGATTTATCAGAACCCTCAGCAGTTTCCGTTTCAGATTCCGCCTCATTTGAGCCGTCTGTTGCGGTCTCTTCAACGGTTTCTTCAACTGGTGAGTCTTGTGTTTCTTCGTCATCGTCGTCAGCAAAATAATCTGCTGCGTCGTCTGCTCCATCGTCCCCTGCTACTGCTTCGGGTACTTCGGGCTTTGGTGGTTCAACAACCACTAGGCCGACTGCGATTTCTAGGTTCGCGGATAGTCCATATTCACCATTCACTTTGGTTGTGATAAGTGCTAGGATTCTTGAATATCTACCATAGCGAGATGCAATATCGGGTGTAGTAATACAGTTGAGCATAAGGTTTTCACCGCTCTCGATTGCATCCATAGTCATAGTTGATTCGTCCTTTAGTAAGACTTTTCCGAATTGATTTCCAGTCCTTGAAGTCTGGACCCCTGCATATGATACAGTTGCTTCAACTAGGCGGTAGTCTCTAGGTGTTCTTGAGATGTCGTCCTCTAATTCTGCTATGTCTGTAACGTCATACAAGTTTCGTAGAACGTCCTCTGCGGGTGAATGGTCGTATTCTTCTTCATTGAACGCTGTTAAGCCTGTCAATGGTCTTAGGTCTAGCATTTCAGCGTCTAGGTTTCTGCATGATACAGCAGCCTTCCATGAGCCTCTTACAAGGTCATCTGCGATTGCTGCGTCGTCATCCCATAGAGACATGCTGAACATTGCTGCTTCCATAGTTGCGTCTCCATCTTCTATAACGGCTTGACCGTAGATGAAACAAACTGGGCGTGGATTTCCTTTTGCGATTCCGACTGTTCGGTGAGCAACTTCCCATACGTCCATATGAGCAGTGTACGATTTTTGACGTAGGATATTAGACAAATCAGTAAGGACACAATCAGTTACGAATCCTTGAGCGGCAGGTGATTTCATTCCACCTAATGCTTGAATTGTTTCACGGAGATTCGGGTCGTTTGCTTTTCTTGAGAAAAGGTCAACGACTGGTGAGTCGTCCACGAAAATACCGTTCTGAACACCCCTATCTATGTAGGGCTGTAAACGGCTCTGTACGTTCTTTGGCAATTTCTTTGTTTTACTAGCGGTCTTTGACGGCATATTCAGAGTTAGAAATCCCCACCCATATAAAGAGCGTCATCATTCCTCTAAGTCCTCTAGGTGTGATTCCATAAGAGCGTCCCATAGAGTATCATTATCAACGTCTGCTGTTTTCATAGTAGTCGCTTTCATCTCCGCTCTCATTTCTCTTTTCGCTTCTAACTTTTCAGTAGCGGTTGATTCCCAACTGTCATCAAACCATGCCGAGCCAGAAAATAATCTATCTCTATGTTCTGATGTTCCGACTATCTTCCATAACAGATTTCCTTTGGTTGATGTTCTGAAATAATTTGGTAAGAATAAACTTCTCCACACTTCAGATTCTTCTTTCGTTTTACAACCGATGCTACGGAGAATCTTACCTTCATTCTTTGTAAGAGCGCGAATCGCATTTGCTCGTTCTGATGTTCCAAGCACATCTGAAAAGTCGGTGATTACATTTCTTAGATTATCTCGAACCGCCTCTATGAATAATGGTGTTAGTGCATATGTATCTAGTAGTCCTTCTCTCGACTTAACTATCTTGTACGTCTTGCGTCCACCACCACGTCCACCACCACGATTGGCAACTTCAATGAGACCCGCATCTTCTAATGTAGGCAAATGCTTCTCCTTGATTTGAGATTTGGAAACCGAGAATGCGTGAATGTTTAACCACTGTTGAATAGCATCTATTGTAAGTCTGCGTTTTGAATCAGCCATTATCTGCATCTGTTGAAATGTATTCCACGCATCGTCCGGTACGCCAGACAATGAAGCACGAAGAACAATGTCGCATAATAACAAGCCAACAATATTATCCTCGATAGAAGAAAGAATGTATGTGCCAGTTTTGTCAGTCTGTGTCGGACGTTGTTGACTATGTAGTAACGTAACTGCGTCGATTACTGATAGTACCTTCTTCACATCACGCTGGTGTTGAGCATTTCTCGATGGGAAAAACTCAGCCAACAAAGGTGCGAAAATATTTCTTACTCTATTCTTTCTAAGGGATAGCATAGATGCTTGTAAAGTATGAATCAACGGATTGACTGTGAAAGTTTCGGGTCGAGCCTTCGCTAACAACTGATTTCGAACAACATTCCCAACTTTACTTACAGAGGTTTGAGGTGTCATCAGAAGTTGTCTTGTGATTTGTTCCTGTTCTTTTGGATTCCTAGTTGTTAGTGTAATGAAAGCAGGTTGGCCTCTGATAATGAAATCTCTAGTCTCAATCTCTCCTGTCATTTCATTCTTCATTGGTGTTTTCCAAATGAGTTCCTTATCGTCCCCAGACATGAGAGGTTTCATCCTCTGAATGAATGCAAACGATTCGTCTTTCTCCAAGATGATAATACATTTCCCATCTACGTTGACAATGAAGTTCCCATCCTCATCTATCTCGTCATAGTCATACTTCATTGCTTCTCTCGATGCACCCGCTAATACCATGCACATAGATTTGGGAAAACCGTTTCTAGCAGTCAGTGTCATGTATGTTTTTCCAGATGCCGATTGACCTATCAATTCAAGATTCAATGGCGAGTCTGTTTTACAAGATAACATGACAAGGAATGTCAATATCAAGTTAGCATCATCACCGACGAAAGGCATATCTCTTGATTCGTGAAGTATAGTGTTCACCTTGTCTAGTAGTTGTGTGTCACCCAAGAAATCATTTACATCACTATCTTCAATATCCCCATACAATGACTCTGCCTCTTTCTTTTCAGCAGATACAAACTCTGCTGCTTCGTATTCTCCATCCTTTAGAATAAGACCCGCCTTGAGTAAGTTGGTTTGGAAATCTTCATCTTTTATCTTACAGTCTTTCGCTAGACGCTTGATACTGTATTGAGATAGAACATTGACTTTACCTTTGGGTTCGCCATCCAGAGATACAGAGAAGTCCATACGACCCTTTGTCGCAGACAAGAAAGTTAACACTACATCATAACCAATCTCTTCGACGTGATATACTGTTGCGTTCTCACTTGACTGTCTTACATGAACCATATTCCCTCTCTCCTTATCCTCACCCTCTTAAGGTGTTACATCAGACCGCCATTTCGTCTCCGGTGGAAATTGTGATACTAGAGACCAATATAACCCGCAGTCATTATCTCCACATACAACCACACTATTAGGCCACATATTACCCGGTCCAAGAGCCATACAGTCAACCGGACCATCTCTCTTACAGTTAGGACATTCGGGTAGGGTGAACAGTCCTACAACTTCGCATTCACGCGAAGGTTGACTATCAGTAGAAGGTGCAAGCACTTTGTTCGGTATTGTTCTATTCAATAGCCAACGTGTCATTCCTCTTCCCCCATTATCATAGATGCTCGTTTGCTTATGGTAGCATACCTTTGAATGTCCTCACGTGTACTTATCCAGTCCTTATGAGAGTCTACAAGTCTGTCCCAAAACAACTCTCGAAAACCTATCCATTCCATCCATGCTTTACTCTTGACATAACCATGTTTTTGATACTGTCGATTGACTTTGCTCCAAAGAGCCTCAGCAGATTTGTATAACGGTTCTCCGTTTTCGTGCATTACAAAACACATTATCGCTCTCTTACTTTTCAACTCTGTTCTGAAATACGGATTGCGTTTTTCAAATATCATCTTCTTCTTCATCATGTTACGTGTCTCCTTAACCAAGTAGGCATAGGTCCGATATTGTTTCTGAACCAAGCCGGAAGCATACCTGCATTCATCCTCTGAAATCTAGCCCACGATGAATCCAAGATGAATATTTGTCCCTTGTCTTTTGGTGAACGTACTATTCTACCCGCACCTTGAACGATAGTCAAGGCAGTTTGAAGGTTGTACCATTTCTTACAAGGAGCAGGGCAAGCGAAAGAACCGCACATGCCATTACTATACTTACTAGGTGGCTCGTATGGACAGTCCTCAGTGCCTTCGTATTTTCTCCGCCACGCATGTTCGTCCTCTGCCAATCGCGTCGATATAACAGGGTCTACGACGGGTAAATAGGGTACTTTACACAATACCAACCACTCGGCTAGTTTACCTTTGAAGTCAAACCCCTCGTTAACATAAGTTGAAATTAAAACTAGGTTGTCTTTTTTACTTGTCATGAAATAATCAATGGCTGAATCTCGACCCTTTGCATCTGAATCATGAGTTACAACTCGGTCTCCGTAACCTGCTGCTCTCAAACCTTCAACTATGCCCTTCCTTATGTAATGCGTATGAGGTAGAACAACACCACGCTTGTTCGGGTATTTTTCCATTATCCCGATTATTGCTTTGACTTGTTTGGGGATAGTCGCATCTCTCTTCGAGTATGACATAGAACCAACGGGGGCATAATGAATGTTGAAGCAATCTTTGGGGAATGGACTTTCGGTAATGTTGATGTAGAGAGTTTTTTGGTCCTCAAGTCCCATAGAATGAAGGTACGTATCTACGTCAAGTATAGTAGCAGACAAGAAGATTCTTTTTCTCGCAACTGTCTCCAACATATCAACTGCATAATCACGAACCCGCACTGGCTTAAACTCAACAAACCTACCGAATCTTGTCTTATCCATTTTGACAACCACGTTGTCGGGTTGTTGCAGAAGTGTGAGAATCGTAGTTCCTTTCTCTAAGATACTACGGAACGCCTTTATTTTTACATCATCTTCCTCATCCTCGGCTGCCTTGAGGTGCATATCGCAAGACTTCACGAAGTCCTTTACATCATCAAGCCAGTCGGCGGGGTGATAGTGCATTGGGAAGTTCCATTTTGGACCATGTACTTTTTGCCAATCTTTCTCTGATAGTCTAGTGCCGAGAAGGTCAAGGAGAAATCCTTCCATCCTGTGAGCCTCATCTATGATAGCAAAGTCCCTCTGCTCAAATCTAGGGTCGCCCTGTATAACCCTAAACAAATAAGCGGGATTCGATAGGGTGATACGTGCATCGGAAGCGGCAAACTTCTGTTCGTAGTAGGGACAGGGGTCAGCCTCTTTCGAATGTGGACACGACCCACCACGCTTCGTCCAACAGGGAGCGCCATCGGCAGTCCCACTCTTCACCCAACAGGGGAAGTTGGAACGACCCCTCACTTCCTTTACGACATGACCGTAGTCGGCAAGGTACTGAGTCGCGAGGCCGAGGCTTGGTGTCAAGAGGTAAGCAGACTGAAACTGTGATTGAACGGTCATGGCTATGGCTGATTTCCCTATTCCAGTAGGTGCTTGAATAACTATGTTGTCGAAGTCATCCTTCTTCAATGCGTGATAGATAACTGATAACGCTTCATTCTGAAACTTTCTAGGTGAAGGCATTGGGAAATCTGGCTGTATCTCATCCCAAAGATTAGGCAGTTTCGCTTTAGTTGGTATGTTGATTCTCACGACGGCCATGATGTATCAGATAGACCCCACCAATATAATGAGAGTTGTAAGAGGTGCGAAGGACATGTGCAATTACAATGGGAAATGTCACCCCGCCCCGAAGGACACATGCCCCTCGACTTTCATACAAGAGCAACCAGTATGTTGAGGTATAACCTTCGAGGTAATTGAGGGGTGTTCCCCCACCATTATTAACTCAACGGTCTAACCAGTGGGTTCTGCCGCCCCAATACACATTGAAGCCTTGTTGTTCCAATTCCGAGTATAACTCGTTAGTTAATTCATTACAGCCACATACGCAGTTTCGACTGTCTGCTGATGTGTTGTGAGGCACTTCAACTTCCAAGTCGTAAACGGTGTCTGGGAAACGGCTTCTACCTTGGTTGACCCTGTGGTATGAAGTTCTTGACGTGATTAAGTTTCGTGGGATTCCCGCCCCTGTCAATGGGCGCACTCTGTAAGACCATACACGTACAGACGTTGTTCCGTATTTTTGGAAATGACAGTCGCCCGCTTCTAAAGTAGGACGGTCCGGTAATTCTCTGATTTGTGTTATTAGTTCTGTGATTCGGTTGCTCATGTTCTACGGGAAGGGGTAGGGGTATATAACATTTTACTTATAGGGATTTAATGATGAGTGTTCCCCTAGTGATGTTACACATACACTACTCTTGTATATGTGTGCCTGTAAGGGGTATTGGAATTGTATTAATTCTTGTAGAAACATTTCCCCCTACGGGGAAATGGTTCTAATGATGACCCCTTTTGTTCCACATAGGATGATTACACTATATACATACAAACCTTTATAAGTAAATACACTACCCCGAATACAGAACAACACCCTTGATAAAGAGGGGTTCTGATTGACTTAGTTGTTCTACTGCACACTTAATCCCGCAGCCATCCTCATGGTCGCGGCTATATCTGATGGTTGTTTTCCGACTGTTAATGTCATAACAGAATCGTCAGTTGAAAACTGCCAACCGACTGAGAATAATTCTTGTCGACCTGCTAGTCCCCCATCGACAGATGCGAAGTCCATTATGTCTCCCGCTCTCAAATCGAATCTCTCTGGCAGCCCTTCTACTATCCATTGACTGTACGCAATTCCTTGTCTCATGAGTATCTGCCTACCAAGAGTTTCAGCGTGTGCAACAGTCGTAACGCCAGTATCTTTTACGTACCGATGAACAGGTCTTTCACTTGTCATTGAGACAGTAGCGCTAATATCTAATTCTTCATTTTCAACAGTAACTTTGTTGAAGAAGTCATCATCGTTTGTAACTCTCTCAATCATAGTTGGATAAAAGTCGTGAGGAACAGTAGTCTTTGGAACGCGACCTGCTACGTAAGGGGTAACATTAGAATCGTGAAGTTCTTTCTTCTGGGCTACGTGAACGTAACCATAAGCGTCTGCGTAGATTTGATATTGTACCGGACCTGAGTTCACAAAACTCAGCAGAGTTTGAATTGCTGCTAATCTCGTCTTACCCTTAAACTTCAAACCAGTTGGTAAATTAAATCGGAAGTCAGAGATGATGCGGGCGATAGGTGGTTTGTAACTTGATTCAGCAACTATGGATTTAATCATAGTAGAAATATTACCATTGGCGTGAGCAGGTTCTTCCGTGATATATTCATTTGTCAAGAAGCCCAGTGCATCAAGACAAGTTAATCTAATATTGGTTGATGTTTCTTCTATCCCTGCTACATAACCCGTGAATATCAATGGTGGATTAGACCACATACGTGGGGCTAAGTAAACTTGAATCGTTTCTCCGACTTCTGCTATGCCGCTCCTTCGTCCCGCAACAGATGATATGTTGATTGTTAATTGTCGTGGTGTGTTCAAGTTATCCTTTGAAGAAATCGACTTAACACCATGTAAGGGTCTACTTCCATTAACTAATACAACAGGTGTCTTTGGTGTTGCCTCATCTTCTGCTATCTGCCCGTATATTGTTCGACCCAAGACCTGCCTTGACCTAACGAAGAAAACTTTGTGAGGCCAGTTGTTTCTTAGATTTCCTAGTTGAAATTGTCTTGGTCTATTCATCCATTGTAGACCTTCTGGATTCCAACCGCCATTGCTGTAACCCAATGTTCCTAGATTGAATGTTGGGTTTGGTAAAACTGATGTTGGATAATTACCTTCGGTCGGTCCTGTTGTAAATGCAAAACCGCCACGTGGTCCACCGCCACGTCTGCTCGTCAAATCGTACTGGTCTGGGAATATCGACGCAGATGCGTAGAGATAACCGAAGCCATCGGTTGCCCCGGTGTACCCGGTGTGAAGATGAGGGTCGAATGGTTTTGGTGATGCGAGATTAGTATAACAGTAAGTTGTTGGTCCGCTTGTCGTCCATTCATTTGAAGAAGCCGTCATCGTTTTTGGGTGTGGGATTAAACCAAGACCGAAGTCCTGTGGGTAGTGAGCAGGTCTGTTAATATCTTCTTTGTCAGCGACGGTCATAGCGTGTTCCGCTACTGTATCTCTTGCTCTATAATTCAACCACTGAACCTCAGCCCATGTTCGAGAAACGAACCGAGCAATCGCTGTCCTCGGTCTGCGTGGGTCTTGCCCTAATTCCTCGACGAAATCTTTCAAATTATCTGGCGGGGTAATGACAAACTCATCGTCATTAGGGTCTCTAACGATGCGAACATACCGCTCGGCCTCATCATCCATGCTTATAGACGGTAAAGTAAAGTTATTTACCGTATGCTTAATATTACACTTAGGTCTCGAACCGCTTGTGAGAGTTTTAACACCGACGAAAGGATATGCCCTAGTTAGACGATGGGTCCCAGAACAAACAACAACAAGTGGAATATTATTACAAGACGAAGCAGCATCATATGGCTTCGGTGTGATAGAAGCAATAACACCTTATCATGAAGAATCTAACTATAAAATAGGCGATATTGTTTTGATAGAGAAAGACTCTGGTACATCATTACAGTGGAACGGAAATGTTTGCTTGATGGTTAGAACCGTGAGCATAATAGGGGTGGTCGAATGAAGCGTTCAATCTATGGAGAAGAAGCAAGAGAAGCATTGATGAGAGGAATAAACGAAGTTGCTAACTCAGTCAAGCCAACATTAGGACCTGCGGCTCGAACAGTTATACTAGAGAGACAGTATGGTTCTCCTATTGTAATCAATGATGGTGTTACTATTGCTAAAGATATTGATATGCAAGAGGACCCGTATGCCAATCTGGGTGTGCGTCTGATTCAAGAAGCAGCAAGCAAGGCTCAAGATAATGCAGGGGATGGAACAACTACCGCCTCTATCTTAACTCAATCATTATGCAATAAAGGATTAGTTGAAATGAAAACAGGTCGTAACCCAATACACATCAAGAAAGGTTTTGATAAAGCGGTTCAGATAGCAGTCAAGTCAATTGAAGATGCGGCTACCGATGTTGACGACACGTCTTTGATTCATGTAGCAACAATAGCAGCCAATAACGATGAAGCAATCGGCTCTCTGATTTCACAAGCATTTCAAACAGTAGGAAGAGATGGAATTGTCTCGATTGAAGAATCGAATGGTCTCGACACAACACTGGAAATTGTTGACGGACTTGAGTTTACTAAGGGGCTACTTAGTTCACATTTTATTACAGACCCGGAGAAACAAGAAACGTCGATGAAGAAACCTTTGATTTTAGTAACCGACGAAACCATTCGAACCGCTCAAGAAATTGTTGATGTTCTAAATTATGCAGTAGAAATGAAAAGACCGCTTTTGATTATCGCTACCAAGATGGAAGGTGAGGCTTTGGCTACGCTCGCCCTTAATGCTTCGCGTGGTGTTTTAGAAGTTGCAGCAGTAGAAGCACCTTCATTTGGTAATTCACGTGAAGAAATACTCACCGATATTGCTACGGTTGTAGGAGCAGTTCCGATTTTCTCCAGTAAGGGAATGTCGACTCAAAGGAACGGAATAGAATCTTTAGGTGGTGCTGCTTCAATCTCATGTACGATGAAGAAAACAACAATAGTTGGCGGTCGTGGTACAGAGGGAGATATTAACAAAAGACAACAAGCACTTATTTCTCAAGCGAATGATGCTGAAACTGATTGGGAAGCAGAGGCATTGAAAGCAAGAGCAGGTAAGATTTCCGGCGGTGTTGCAGTATTACACATCGGTGGTAAAACCGAAGCAGAGATGAAAGAAAGAATCGCACGTGTGGATGATTCATTGAACGCTACTAGAGCCGCTTTACAAGAAGGTATAGTGGTAGGTGGCTCTATCATGTATCTACGTGCTAGAGATGAGATACTAGATGCCTCAGACGACCATGAAGGCGACGAATGGCTAGGTATGATGATGGTTCATGATGCACTAGCAGAGCCGTTCCATCAGTTGTGTTTTAACGCAGGTGTTGATAGTGATGAAGCACTAGAACAGGTCATAGAAATGAATGACCCTAACTACGGTCTAAACGCTAAGACTTTAGAGTTTGGCGACCTTATAGAACAGGGTGTTATTGACCCTGCCAAGGTTGTCAAAAACTCACTGGAGACAGCCGCTTCGATTGCAGGGTTAGTCCTAACAACCGAAGTGCTTGTCGCAGAAGTCTAAGACATAAGTGAAGCCAATTCTTGCACACTTATTGTTCGGCCTTCATACGGTGGGTTAGCGATAGGGTCGAACACCCAAGCGTCCCCGTCTCGATAGTCGCCAGTCCAACCACACCCTTCGATGTGGCAGAGAGTTGATACTACGAATTGATGCCATACGTTGAAACTACCAGACCATTTTTCACCTTCATGCTCTCTGTGATTCCAGACAACAGTTTCGTTAGGGTTAGTGTGGTCGGTGCATACCCAAGATGCAGGGCGGCAGTCGCACCAGTCAGCCCAGTGTTCTAAGACAGTCATACCGCAGAAGTAAACATGGTCGTCTCTCACTTCGGCTCTTTCAGAGCGTCCAAAATGCTCTAATGATATATTCAATTCTCTAACGATGTATTCAGAATAAGTTTCTCCCTCATTCCTATTCCAACGTGCTTGTTGTCTTTCGTTCCAGTATTCTCGTAGGCTGTTTCGGTTGCTCATGTTCTATCCGAGTGTGCATTGGTATATAAGGGTATCTGTTATACAGTTTCACAAACACAAAGCAAACATCTTATATACCCCTAGCCCTACCGCAGTACATGAGTAACGGACGCTGCTACCAATGCGGAGAACAACACGAAAACATGCAAGAATACTGGGCGGGCGAATGGCGTATGGTTTGCGACTCATGTACCCAAGCAGAAATTAGCGGCGAGTCAATGTGTGCTTGCTTCTAAAACCCATGTCGGTTAGTAGTACCACTCACGGCATCTTGGTCGCCTATGCGGGTAATCAAAGCCCCGCTCCAAGGCCAGTACAAGGACGACCCTGCGTGTGGTGTCCTATACCAAGCCAATGGGTTAGTCGTCCAAGCCAAGTCTAAGTCTGCCGCATTATGTCCCCAGAATCTTTGGTAACGTAATTGTGGTGCATCGTGAGTGAAGTCCTCACTACCTGCAAGAGTTTCAGCAGCACCTAGTATAGTCCATTCTGTGCCATCCGTTTTCATTGAAGGTACAGATAGCCAACGGACGTTCATAGAACGGATAACATTCTCACTAGCAGTAGCAGCATCAAACTCGAAAGAAGGAAGCCATATCTCCATGAAGTGTGAGCGTTGCGTCCACACCCCCGATGTACCTGCTATTGTCAATGGTGCAGGGTCAATGGCTGCGGGCCAACCAAGCGGTGCAGCACCGTCGACCTCTGGGGTAGGCACTGTCGTATATTGTAGGTTACTACGCCATCTAACGACGATGTGAATATTCCCATCCCCATTGGTTGTCATTGTCATGTCGGACATATCGAATGGGTCGCCAGAGATAGGATGAAAAATATGTTTTACAGTCTTTGTCGTCGATGACAATACGTCTCTAGCATTCATGGCGGTTATCATTACATCATTAGCGGCAACGTCATCGACTTTACTTAACTTACAGACTACATATATCCTATCTTCTTCGTTTATGATTGCATCATACCACTCGCATACATCAGCATCATTTTCATGTAAGTAAAGTGGGCTTGCGAAAGTATGCACTGTGCCAGAACCTAAGTCGCCTTGACAAGCATACACTTTGGCATTCGCTGTGTTGTTATCTTTTCTAAAGAAGATGAAAGGAACGTCGTCGCCTCTAAGGGCTAACTTAGGTGAGTCTATCCTACCGGATGTTGTAGTATCAACTGAAACCCATCTTCCATCATCCCAAGTTGTTGGACTACCACTCGGAAGGGCAACCCAACTTGCATTCTGTTCTTTTATTGAATACACAACTGAATATTCAGTAGCACTTTGTCTATAATGAACAGCAGCCAAATGAAGCCTGTCCTTAGAATCACATACTAATGTAGGCTGCATCATGTTATCCCCGGTGGTGTATGGATTGTTGGTTGCTGAGATGTTGATTGGTGTAACAGTCGACCAGTCCCACTTATACACGTGGTCCGGTGAAGATGCGACTATGTTTCTAGTTGCATATGTATAGAAGAGTCTGCGTACTGGTGCGCCTGTAATATTAGCAGAATCGTCCCTTGCTACCTCGATAACAGCGTGTATCGTTCCTAGACTATCTGATGCGAATGCTGCTCCGTATATCTTATCATTAGTGTCAAGTGCAGACCCACCTATCTCTGAAATAAGTAGGACTTCATCACGACCAGTTGTTGTTGCACCAATTTGTTCAGCGTGTCTGTTCCAGAATAAATCTGAACCCGGTGGTTTTGAGTAATGCACATACGTAGGTTGATTCCCTCGGTTTGTTTTAGTTGATGGAGCAATTGTAAATTGATGCAATGTCCCATCGGGCGTTCTCAATATTCTTTGACCCTTACCAAGATAGCCGCCAGTTGCACCTGTCGCACTCGCAGTATCATTCATTTCTTTTCTATTCCCCGTGACGTGAGCCTGTGAGGATAATATACCTGTTGCGTTCACTATACTACCACTATCCCAGTACGGTCTTACATGATTAGATACGTGTACTTCGACTGATGATTTCAGTTGTTCAGATACAGCAACCCAGTCCTTCTTACTAAGTTCCTGTGTTCGAGCCAATGTTACGTGAGGATAACCCGCAGTGTAGACTTTATCCCAATCGTAATCACTGCCTGTCATAAAAGGTATAGCCCCTGCGTGGAAGTGGTCTGTTGGATGATTAACCCAAAACGCAGACAAGGAATTACCACTAACGAATGGTCCACCCATTAACTCATTTGGTAATAGAACATCATTGTAAAGAACATTACCACTGTTAGTTGTTCTTCTTGCTGTGTCAGCCCATAGATTAGTACGTAGGTAAGACTGTCCAATAGTTCCACCATCACCTGCTTTATCAAAACCAGTCAACAAACCTGCTGCACCTTCTAAGTGAAGAGTGTCCGTTCTTGAGAATGGCGTTTCAAGTTCTAAGTCAAGAGTTCCTTTTCCACCTGCTCTAGCCCGGACGTGGACCTGACCGGGTGCAAGTAGATGTAACGGAATGTCGTAGCCTAACCCGGCATGGACCTGTTTCCAAGTTCTATCAGTTCTGTACGGATGCGCTTTAGATGAAAGACCGTAATGTAAAGGTCCGAAATGTGAGAACCCACCGAGAGGGCCGACTAATTTCCTAGCAGCATTTGTTGATAACAACCCCGCGAATGGTGCATCTGTATCACCCTCTGAGTACGACGTAGTGTCATAGGAACGTGTGTTATACAGAGAGGCAGGGAAAGCCCAACCCGCCCATCCAAACTCGCAGTATGGACTCGCAGATGAGCCGAAATCAGCAAAGCCAATGGTTGTAGGAATGAACCTAGTCTTTCTCAAATGCTTGTATCTATCAACCGCCCATGCGTCTATACCAGATTTCTGGGTAGTTATAGTAGTATAACCTAAGTACGAAACTCGGTCAGTCATTTGTCGATATGGATAACCATGTAAAATCGAGCCATCACTTAGTATGTGAGGGAGACACTTAGGTAAGACTGCGTGAGAACAACGTCCTTCTGGATATGAGCCGTAAGTAATCGGTATCGCTCTCTGTGCTGATTCGGGAAACCAATAAGCGATTCGAGAACCGCTCCACCATGTATCATCTTCTATCCAGTTTTGTGTTCCTTTACTTGCCCCGTCAACTGTTGAATATTTTATGTCGAACATTGCCTTACCTTCACGCACCTTGCCGTTCTTTGCAGGGGTGTCCGACCATAATAGAATGAGGCTTCTCGCACTTGAGTTAGCAACCATTGACCCCCAAGGTGGTACAGCACCAAAGTTTGTTCCAGTGTAGTTGTTTGTAGCACCGAAGTTCAACACTGGGTCTGGATGGTCTATGAGAGCCTCACCAGTGCCGCTAAGTGGGTCGCTCTGTTCATCTTGTATTGGGTTGCATGTTTTGGCAGTTGAATCGAAATAGAAACCCGGTGGACATGGATTGGAAAAACCATCTGGATTCCAAGGCCAAGGGTTAATATCGGGACTCGGATAATCCCCAGTATTACTTATCATATCTCGGTGAATTGCAGCCATCATCATCTTCCCATCTTCCATGATTCGCAATGACGAACAATGTATTGTTGGATGAAGTAACGACTGTGCATAGGTTGTGCTGTCCGGGTGTTTGGCCCGGTCTTTTCTCTCTTGACCTAAGTATCTCATTAGTTCGACTTGAGGAAATACCCAATCATGGATAGTCCATTGATACACATATTCAGAGATAGAAATACCAGTTCTAGCATCGAGAGATTCAGACTTACCAACTAATAGATTATACAATGGATTGTCTGTTGCAGATGTAGCATTTTCGGTGTATAGAGAGTCATTAGTGGCTGTCCATTTGAATAGAAGTAGTTCACTGCCTCTAGGATTCCCTGCTGCTCCATTGCCCCCATCAGCCCATACTTGCCCGTTGCCCCACACTGCCGAGTTGAAGTCTGATGCGTCGATTGCATCTGCCCCTACAATTAACTCTCCACCGTAAGCATCTGCGTCCCATAGATGTGAAATGCCACCTTGTTGATAGAATCCACCCGGTTCTATTGTTCCACACAACTTTGGTATTCTCGCCCATGATGGGTTTGTTAAGGGTCTGAATGGTGTCACTTGATGTAACCCCCATGCAGATTGTGTTACTTGTTTTGCTTGAGCAGTAGTTCCTAATTTAACGCCTGTAAGTGTTGGGTCGAGTCTGAATATAGCATGATATATTGTTACACTATCTTCGGAATAGTTTGCTCGAATGTGAGTCTGGCCTAATCTTGGTGCGCCTCTTGTATAGTCAACTGTTGCGTTACCTGCTTGAACCGTTTTGGGTGTGTTGACAACTGATACTAGAATATGATAATCAACAATTGGTTTTCGAAATGCAACCCCCTCGATTGTTACATTTTCATAACGAAGAATTGAAGGAACAACTTTGACACGGGTCGGGACTTTATCAGCAAGGAATGTTGAGGAAATTGCAGTTGTCTTAGACCAAGCCCCTGTTCCTGTTATGTCTCCATATATTCTACCACTGGCCTTTGCTTGAACAGATGTTCGGTTGTTAACCGTTTGAGTTCCAAACCCCGTGTTTGGTGATGTTCTAATATTCCTACCCGTCATATATGTAGTCTTGTTGTCGTTTGTATCTCCAGACTGTCCAGAGCGTCTAGCAGCAGTTCCTAGTGCCTCTTGCAGTGGAAATATAGGTGTTCCATCTGTATAGTTATATCTTGAACCACTGGCTAACGAATCATCGTTATACCACTTACCATTTCTTAGTAGACTTTGACCGGAATGGACTTGAACATTTAACCCAGAATATGTTGCATGACTCGCATTCTCTGGTACACTGTGGAATGCTGTAACTACTAACGCACCTTCGTAGCCAACAAGACCGCATGTATCTACGACAACATGATTACCTCTCTCTACTGCTCCAATGGTGTAAGGAATTGCATCAGTGCCTTCAATGACTCTTGGTACTTGAATGGTCTCGTAATTCGTAAGAATGTTAGAAGTTTCAGTAGCGGATTCAGTGCTTGATGGAGATGTTAATGATGTTCCACTAGCCAATACAGTTTGTCTTGCACCTAAGTTAATGCCCCAGTATGAAGAAGTTGCTCCACTTTCTTCTGCTCTGTCAAACATACCCATATCAGAAACCGTCTTATCTGAGCGGTCTGCTATGAAACCAATGACTGAATACGCGGTGTTGTGAAAAGAGCCGAATGAAATCCCAAGTCCGTTTGAGGGGAGAACTGTTGCTGCGTAATGAGCGATATTCAAAGGAGACCCGTTAGTTGTAGTTCTACCCAACGTCAGTTGATTATCTGTGGCAGGGATTGAAGTTGTATCTCTCTTGATAGAAAAAGTATGGTTAGCAGGGTGAGTACCTGTTTCTGTTCTTCTACTGTGCGCCCCGAACCTACCTGCTTCGGTGAATGTCATGACTGTTCCCGACACTGAAACACTTGTTGCTGAGTTACTATGATGAGAACCCGTTACTGTTACGCCTTCTATTTGAGACATCTCCAACCAACCCATCTCACTGTTCAAAGATGGGGGAGAAATGTTTAGCAGTAGGTCGTTTGTAGTTGGCGGTTGTGAAGCGGAAAAAGTGTTACGAAAAGTACCCGACGCATTAACAATAGATGTCAATGGTAGACCCGGTTCTGCACCAACTGGCGGTCTCATATCGACTGGGGAATAAGCCATTCATCATGCCCCCAGACCTGCTTCTCTAACGAATACAGCAGTGTAAGGTGTCTGCCCTACGTTGCCGCCTTGACGTTGATAGTTGAATGAAATCATTCTTCCTACAAAGGTCTTGTTAGTTGCCTGTCCAGAGAAATTAACTGCTTCATATTCAAACTCAACCAATGCACCGCTTTGTAACAACTCTTCCATAAACTCAATATCAGTATTCTCGGTTGTCTTAAGGAACATTCCTTGCATTTCAAACTCATCAACTCTTTGCCCTCTATCTGTTACTTCTGGATAGACTGCATCTAATACAGATGTTTGAGTAAAGTTGGCGACTCTTCTTCTATTGAAAGATGAAGGCTTTGTATTCAATGTTAATGGGATGATTAGTGTTGCAGGTAATACTTTCACAACTACCTTAGCAGTAGCCGAAGATGTTCCGTTAGAATCTACGATAACAAGTGTGGCTAGAAACTCTCCCGCTTGAGCGTAAGTATGGTCGTTAAATGATGCACTACCAGAGGCAGCAGACGAACCGTCTCCAAAGGTGAAAGTGTAAGTTGAAAGTGAAGCCGTTGAATTAATGGAATACGAAGAAGATGCGTCGAATCTAATTGCTTGCCCGGCTCTTACCATTGTTGGTATCGCTCTAAGGATGGCAATAGGTTCGGCATTTACAATAGTGTAAGTTATCGTTGGGTCAGAAGCAACTGATTCATTTCCTACATCATCTTTGACATACGCCTTTACATTTCTTGTACCAGTTGTTGTCGAATAAACATACGATATATCTTGAGTTATACTTGTTGCAGGGGTATTCACTTTCACCCACCCACTATCTGTTCCGTCGCCATACTCGACCTTAAACTCAGAGATGAGGCGGCTTTCATCTGTTGTAGCACCACTCACTCTGTATGTTATTACATGTCCCACCTTTGTTGTAAATGTGGTATCTGATGAACCATTACTTGTCGCAGTGCTGCCGTTGTATGAGTTTGTTATAACTGCTATATCAACAGTTGGCTTCTCATCATATTCAACGTCCCATGAAGTAATATAGGGAATGGCAGACCAGTCGATAGGGTGTAACAAGGTATCAGAAACGGAAG